ATCCGTGGGCATTGGCGACGGCAGGTCGGCAATGACGGCCTCGCCCGCATAATCCTCCCCGATGACCTGCCTGCGCCCGTTGAGCGGCCGCTCAACGGCCTGTCACCGCCCGTTCGCAAGCCCAGCATGCTGGAAGTCCTGCGCGAGCACATCGCCACGCTGAAGGCGGACAATGAACGCCTGTTGACCGAGCTTGCCGGCGAACGGACGGCTCGGCAGGCCGACCGGGACGAGCTCGCGGCGGCCCGTGCGGCGGCGGACACGGCAACGGCCGAGCTTGTCGAGCTTGCGAAGCGGCTGGCGGCGATCGCGGAGACGCAGGCCGAGCCCGAGCCGCGGCGACGAGGGTTCGTGGGGTGGTTCTTGAGGAACTGATCATCCTGAAGATGGTCCCGGCTGTGCTGGGGGGCACGGGGGAATGCGCCGGGACCGGCTCGTCGAGCGACCGCTAGAGTACCACAAAATCCATAACTCGGCGGCTATGTCAGCAATGTCATGCTGACATGATCGTTGTTTTTGCTCGGGTATTTCGGGTTCCGACCAAAATGTCATTTTCCGATGACAAAATGTCATCAAACCATTTTGCGATGACAATTTGTCATTTTGCGAGGCCCAAATGACAAAATGTAACCGTTAATATTTTATTGACATTGACTCCCATCTGGTTCACCGTTTGTACCCAACCAATTCGGGTATCAAACGCATGTCCTCACCAATCGAGACCGACCCGCAGGCCGCCCGGCAAGAGGAGTCGAAAAGGCTCGTCAATGAGTGCGGGCTGAGCTTGCGCAAGGCGGCGATGGTGCTGGGGGTGTCGTATGAACAAGTTCGCCAGGACCTTGGTCGCCCGAAGAGGAGCGGCCGCCCGAAAACGACAGGGCGCGGCAGGCAGATCGGCATTCGCTGGCATAACGCTTTGATCAAAAAGATCGAGGCCTGGGGCGCCGCGCAAGAAGACGAACCCAGCCGAGCCGAGGCGATCCGCCGGCTGGTGCAGCTCGGATTGCAGGCCAACCAACAAGCAACGTGAGCGGCCTTCTATGTCGCTCGGAGATGCGATCTGGGCCGCTCGGCTAAACCCCGACATCTGGATTTTTCTAGGGAGAAACCTTCTCGACTACAGGTTTCCAGGCACGCCCGAAGCCGCGCTCGCTCTCTGGAGGGGTAATCCTAAACTCGCCGCGCGTCTCGAAAGGTGGCTGGACCGAATTGGAGAACGCGTGGAAGACACAATGAGCGAGGAACAGCTGCGTGCCATGTGGCACGAAACACGGGAGGCTACATGAAACGCCCAAAGATCGCAGACATGAATCGAACCGAGTTGGCTCAATGGACGGCGCTTAAGGCCCGCCGTAGCGCAAAGCGCAGCTTGGAAATATACCGCTGCATCAGGAACCCTTCGGAATTCGAAGACGGAGGGGCAAGTATGGAAGCACACATTGCAGCGGCCAAAACCATTATTGCCCTCACCAAGCCGTCACGGATTCGCGCGGCATCGGCGGATGAGATTATTCCGATACTGGATCACATTGAGGTTTGCTTGGACCGGGCACTCGGCTCGTCCGGATCGGCGGCCCATTAATAGCGAGGGGTAACTTTCTCCACGCAGGCGAGGTGACAGCGCGCGTAGGGTGAAATGGCCCGAACAAGGCGAGGCTGAAGTGCGGACCCCTCGGCTCAGTACAGAACCGCCAAGTCTCGCAAGTCACCACCTCAAGATGAGAGTGTTGCCATGACGTATGACAACATCGTTCACGGTTATTGTTTCTGCTGCCGCAGTATCATGAGCTTCGACCCCGACAAGGTCCCCTCGATACCCTACCTCAACGGAAAGAAACCGATCTGCGCAGCCTGCGTCGAAGTGGGCAACGCGCAGCGCATCAAGAACGGCCTGGAGCCAATCATTCCGCCTCCGGGCGCGTATGAGGACTGTGGGCCGTGAACATGCTCCCCGTGGGCGATCGCATCCCTCGCAATGAGGCCATCGAGATCTACGGCACGGCGAAGTTTCGAGCCGCCTGGGTCGGGGAGCGGGGCACGGAAGAGTATGAGCTGACGCAGAAATACAAGATCGTGAACGGAATGCGCCCGCCGGTGCCGTCCGAGCTGGTCGACGCATTATACGTGGCTGAGGAACGAGCGGTCCGGCAGGACCGCCAGTACCACGAGGCCATCCTCTGGCTGGAAAACCACGGAATGGACTGCGTTCGTGGTCTTGCCGAGGGGCTGGACCGCAAAACCTTTGAAGCGGCTTTCGCCAGGGAATTCGGGCGCGCCCCGTCGAGCATAACCAGAACGAGGTTTCTACATCCAAGCGACGCGGCGCTCATCCAGGAAGCTCTTAACGCGCTCGCCGAGGGCAAGGTCTCCAACGCGTATCAGGCGGCCGGGCTGGTTTACAAACGAGCGGAGGGCCAGTCACCCACGCAGAACCGCGACCGGCTGCGAAAGGCTATTGCAAGGCAGTGGCAATCGCCAAAGATCGCCAAAGATACCTAATTATTTTCCCGATCAAAGGGCGCATCCATGCGGGGTAATAACCGCAGGAGTCGCCTTTTATGGCCCCGCCCACCGATCAAGTTGTTGATCGTCTTCTCACAAAACTCCCGGCGCTCGAACTGCTGCGTATTTGCGAGCTGACCGAGGCCGAAAGGCTCTCCGGCCTATCGCGGGATTCGCTCGTGCGCGAGCACCCGGACAAGATCATTCGCCTTTCCCCGAGGCGTCTGGGAATGCGCATTGTCCACGCTCTGATGATCAACGAAGCCGCCGCGTCCGCATAGCAAAAGCCCGCCAAACCTGACCGGTCCGGCGGGCTCTTTGTCGTCACGGGGGGATCTGCCGATCCTCCACCAGCCGAGTACGACCCCGGCAATGAGACCCTACAACGATGTCCTCAATATTCACCCTGTCCGACAGCGTCAAGAGTCTGCCGCACATTCTCAAGACGAGTGCGGCAATGATTGTTCTGCGCGACTATCAGCAGCGCGATCTCACCAGCATCAGAGCGCAGTTCATGCGCGGCTGTCGGCGGGTTTGCTATGCCGCTCCGACAGGTTCTGGAAAGACCGTTCTGTTTGTTGAGCTTATCCGCCGCATCAGAGCGACGCGCAACCAGCGTGTCGCCGTCATCGTTCACCGCGGAGAACTGATCGATCAGACAGCCGATGCGCTCGCCGCTGCCGGCATCGAGTTTGGAATCATAGCCGCCGGTTATCCCGAGAACGACGCGCCGGTTCTGTTGTGCATGGTGCAAACCCTCGCCCACCGGCTCGATCGACTGGCCGACGTCGACTTTCTGATCATCGACGAATGTCATCACGTTGTTGCGTCGAGCTGGCTCGCAACCATCAACGCCGCTCCCAAGGCGCGTTTGCTCGGTGTTTCTGCGACACCGGAACGGTTGAGCGGCGAGGGTTTGAATGAAGTGTTCGACGTGTTGGTCGTCGGACCGACGGTGAAGGAGCTTATTGCAAAAGGTTGGCTCTCTCCGTTCGTCGTCTTTGCGCCGGAACGTCTGGTCAATCTCAGGGGTCTGCGATCGGTCGGTGGCGACTATGCGGCCGGCGAGTTGGCCAAGCGAATGAACGTCGGTTACGTCCTCGATGACGCGCTGGCCGAATACCGCAAACATCTCGTCGATCAAACGGCAATTTGCTTTTGCACGACGATCGCGCATTCGCAGGACGTGGCGCGGTTCTTTCGCGCTGCCGGAATTAGAGCGCGCCATCTCGATGGCGATACGCCGCGCACCGAGCGACAAGCGCTGATCAAGGCTCTCGCGACCGGCGAGGTGCAGATCGTCTGTAATTGCAATTTGATCGGCGAAGGTTTGAACGTTCCGAGTGTCGGTGGCGTCATTCTGTTGCGCCCCACGAAATCACTCGCACTCCACCTGCAGCAGATCGGTCGTTCGCTACGTCCAATTCCAGGCAAACGCGCGGTCATCCTCGATCACGCCGGCAATTGTCTGCGGCTTGGTTTGCCCGATGTCGAGCATCAGTGGTCGCTCGAAGGTCGGCCCAAGAAGCCCGGCCAAGCCCTGTGTCGCCGCTGTCCGGAGTGCGGCGCGGTTATTCCACTTACTGCGCGTGACTGTCCGGAGTGCGGCGCCGATCTTCGCCCTCCAACTTTCAACCCGACCCCTTCGTCCGATCCACTGATCGAGGTCGACCCAGCGACCGCGCATGCTCGGTGGCTCGCGACGGGCTCGTTCAAGCACGTCATCAACTGGGCCGGCAAAGACGAGGCGCGTCTACGCGCGGTCGCCGAAGCGCGCAACTACAAACCCGGCTGGGTTTATCACCGGCTCAAACCCTCTCGCCATGAACTTTCCCCGTAAGGGCGCCCACCGGGGCGCAGCCCGGTTTCGATGATGAATGTCCAAATCGGAGACAGATTATGACCGATCTTCCGCAGACACAGAACGAAGGCTTTTGCGGTGACTTCGCGCCACCGGAACGGCTGCGTGGCGCAATTGCGCGATGGAATAAGGAGCACGGCTGGCACGACAGCGACGGCGTGGTGCTGCCGTCACCGATGCTGGTCATCGGTACCGACACTTTGTTGGTGCGCTGGTATCCGCAACGTGAGGAAATTCGCGCCAAGCCGTTGCCCGATCCCGCCCTGCTCAACTCCAGCATTCCGCGTTCGGAATGGCGTGAAGGGCTCAACGGCGCTCCGGAACCGCCGTGGAAGAAGAATTTCGAAATTCGGATGATCGATCCGGCGGGTGGCAAACTCTACACCTTCTGCAACTCGACTTATGGCTCGCTCATCTGTTTCGAGCAGCTCAACGAGCAAGTCTTCATCACCAAGCAGTTGCGCGGCAAGGGGGTGCTGCCGCTCTGCAAGCTCGAAAAGCGTCCGATGCCAACCAAGCAAGGCATGCAGTCACGGCCGCACCTGGAGCCCATTGAGTATCGGGAGAGCGGCGGTCCGATTAGCGTTTCGACGCCACCGGCACCGCCGCAGTTGCCACCCGCCACGCCAGCAACGGCGCCAGCTGCGAGGTCGACCCTCGACGCGATGAAGCCCGTCAAGCCGATCCCGATCGAAGAAGCGCTGAACGATTCACTCCCGCCTTGGGCGTGATCTGAACACTCGCACGGCATGTGACTCGGCGAGCGTGAGCGTCGGGACGATAGGTGTCCTGCCGGCCGTCGCGAGTAGTGGTTATCGCGGTTCAAGGACACCGCCTCACGCACCCTTCCATACACAGAGGGAAAACTGCGATGGCGACGGTCGTTTGGGATATCGAGACGTTCTCAGACATCAGTCTGAAAGACCACGGCGCGTTTATCTACGCGCAGCATCCGAGCACCGATGTGCACTTCGTCTGCTTCGCGATCGACGATGGCGAAGTACAGACGTGGCGACCGGGTGATCTGGTGCCAGCGGTGTTCGCCAACCCTGTCGGCACCAAGTTTGTTTCATTCAATTGGACGTTTGAGGCCGCGATCCTTCGACACGTCTTGGTCCCACGCTACGGCTTCACCCCGATTGCGTGGGAGCAGCAGGACTGCGCCATGCGGTTGGCGTTGGCGAGCGCTTATCCGGCAGAACTCGGACTGTGCTGCGAAGCGCTCGGTCTGCCGTACCGTAAAGACGTGGAAGCTCGCAAAGCGATGTTGCGGTTGTCGCGGCCGCAGACCGCGAAGAAGCGTAAGAAGCCTGTTGACCCCGCCGAACGCGAACGCGATCTCGCCCTGCTGCTTGAGCGCTGCAAGGGTGACGTCGCGGCGACGCGCGCCGTGTACCAATCGCCACTGCTGCGACCGCTTCCGCCGGAAGAACGCGAGTTACTGCTGCTCGATGCCAAGATCAACGAACGCGGCGTCTGCGTTAACGTGCCTTTCCTCGAGGCTGTCCGCGATCTCGCTGTCCGGGAACGCAACGGCGTCAACTTGAGGCTCAATGAGTTGACGGCGGGCGTCGTCACCTCGGTCGACCAGGTCGCGCGCATCAAGGAAGCGATCAACAGCCGCGGTCACAATCTGACGACGCTCGGCAAGCGTTCGGTCGCAGCGGCGCTGGCACACCAACCGGAAGCCTGGGTTCGCCAGATGTTGGCGCTGCGCCAGCAAGGGGCCTATTACAGCGTCCGCATGGCAAAGCGCTTGCTGGGTTATGCCGACCCGGCGGACAACCGTATCCGTGGCGCGTTGCGCATTTTCGGCGCCGGTCCGGGACGATGGTCGTCTCCTGGCCCACAACTTCACAATCTCCGCCGTAACGACTCCGGATACCCCGGCACGCTGGTTCAAGCCGTCATCGCAGGCGACCGCGCCGAGCTCGCCCGCTATGGCAATCCGCTAGAGGTGACGGCGCAGCTTTCGCGGGCGGCACTCTGCGCCAAGCCAGGGCATGTCTTGGGCTGCCCTGACCTCGGCGCGATCGAATCCAGGGTGCTCGCGTGGTTGGCCGGCGAGGAGTGGAAGCTCGATGCCTACCGTCATTACGACCTGACCGGCGACAAATCGCGCGAGCCATATCGGGTCATCGCCGGCAAGATGCTCAACAAGGATCCCGGCGACATCGTCAAAGCCGAGCGTCAACAGGGCAAGTCCGCCGAGCTGGCATGCGGGTTCGGCGGCTCGGTCGGCGCGTGGCGACGGATTGCCGGCGATGACGGGCGCACCGACGCCGAGGTGCTGGCGATCATCCAGCAATGGCGCGCGGCGCACCCGGCCATTCGCGAGTTCTGGAAGGTGCTGGCCCGGGCGGCGCGCGTTGCCATTCGTACCGCATCACCAATTCGGGTCGGCGGTGGATCACGTCCGGAGATCATCGCGGACTATTTCGGCACTGCGTTGTGGCTGACGCTGCCGAGCGGACGGACGATCAACTATCCGGGGGCTCGCCTCGTCCCGAACCGCAAATTTGAGGACGGCGATAGCGATGTCGAGCTCTTCGACAATGCCCGTGGCCAATGGAAACGGGTGCGCGCTTGGTTCGGCACCCTCGTCGAGAACGTGGTGCAGGGTACCGCGCGCGATTTGCTCGCCGCTGCGCTGCTCCGGTTCGAGGCGCGCGGGCTGCCGGTCGTGTTTCATTGCCACGACGAGGTCGTGGTCGAGGTTCCCTCGGGCTCGATCGGGGAGCAGGAGGTGCTGGCGATCCTGCTGGAGCCGCCGCCATGGGCCACCGGCCTGCCATTGGGCGGCAAGGTTCACGCCGGACCGATCTATCTCGAGGAACCTGACGAACCCGTTCAACCGAAGGCCACGGACCCGGTCGACCCGCCGGCCGAGCAGCAACTTGATTTGTTCGTCGCCGAGGCCCAGCCGTTGCCGGCGACCCGGGGCATCGAGCGGGGTGCCGAAGAGGACTTTCTCGCCAGTCTCGGCGAGACCACGGCGCCGCTGACCGACCTCGTCACGCTGCCGATGGATGCGGGCAACCACGTCTCGTGCCCGTTCCACGATGACCCTAACCCGTCATGCAGCATCTACCCGGACCACTTCCATTGCCACGGCTGCGGCGCCCACGGCACCCGTCTCGATTGGCTGATCGAGGTCGAAGGCCTGACCCGGACCGAAGCGCTCAACGTGCTCCAGGATTGGACCGGACCCGTCACGACCGTCGTCTGGGAGCGGCCCGACCCAGAAGAACGGCGCCGGCGTGCGCTCGCGATCTGGGACGAGGCTACGTCCCTTCGCGGCACCATCGGTGAACGCTATCTCGCCGAGACCCGCGGCGTTGAGCTGGGCCGCTTGCCGCCGACGATCGACGAGGTGCTGCGCTTCCATCGCCACTGTCCGTTCGGCACCGGTGCGCATCCCTGCCTCGTCGCGTTGATGCGGGATCCGGCTACGGATGTTGCCGTAGGAATCCACCGGATCGCACTGGCGGAAGCGAACGGAGCCGTCACCAAGATCGAGCGACGTGCACTCGGCGCCATGGGCGTGGTGAAGCTGTGGCCCATCAACGGCGGCCAATGCCTTGTGACCGGAGAAGGCCTTGAGACCGTGCTCGCTGCGGCCACCCGGATGTCATTCGAAGGCCGGCCACTGACGCCGGCATGGGCGGCCATTCACACCCATGGGGTCGCCTCCCTGCCGGTCGTGGATGGTGTCACGCGGCTCATCCAGCTGATCGACAACGACGAGAACAAGGCCGGCCAGGACGCCGCCGAGCACAGCCGGCTCCGCTGGCAGGGAGAGGGGCGCACCGTGGTGCCGCTGATTCCCCCGAAGATCGGATGGGACTGGAACGACGTCGTCCTCGGGAGGCGCGCATGAGCGAGGAAGGCGTTCACATCGACGATTTCTATTCGCTCATGACACAGGCCGGCACCTACATCTTCGTGCCCGGCCGCACGACCTGGCCCCGGGATCGGATCGATGCCCGACTGCCCCGTGTCCCGCTGCTCGAGCACGGGCGCGCGGTTCTCGACGGGAAGGGCAAGCCCAAGACCGAGCCGGCCAGCTGCTACCTCGACCGCGAGCGCCCGGTCGAAGCGATGGGTTGGATGCCCGGCGCGCCCCTGCTCATCAGGGATCGCCTTGCTGCTTCTTCCGGCTGGGTGAAGCGCAAAGGCGTGAGCACGTTCAACCTCTATCTGCCGCCGCCACCGATCGTCGACGGCGATCCGGCCAAGGCCGGGCCGTGGCTCGAGCACCTGCGCCGCATCTACCCTGACGATGCCGAGCACATTCTCGATTGGGAAGCCCACCGGGTGCAGCGGCCCGGTGAGAAGATCAACCACGCCCTTGTGCTGGGCGGCAACCAAGGCATCGGGAAGGATTCACACCTCGAGCCCGTCAAGCGCGCGATCGGCACCTACAACTTCCAAGACGAGTCGCCGACCAAATTGCTAGGGCGCTTCAATGCCTACACCAAAGCCGTGATCCTTCGCATCAACGAAGGCCGCGACATGGGCGAGTATGACCGGTTCGTCCTGTACGACCACACCAAGATCTACCTCGCCGCACCGCCGGACGTGCTGCCCGTCAACGAAAAGTACATCCGCGAATATTACGTCGCCAACGTCGTCGGCGTCGTCATCACCACCAACCACAAGACCGACGGCATCTACCTGCCGGCCGACGATCGCCGGCACTACGTCGCGTGGTCGGACTGCACCAAGGAGGAGTTCCCGAAGGAATACTGGAACGATCTGTGGGGCTTCTACGAGAATGAAGGCGGCTACGCCCATGTGGGCGCGTTTCTGATGGCGCGGGACATCTCGCGCTTCGACCCCAAGGCGCCGCCGCCCCAGACCGACGCATTCTGGGCGATCTGCAGCGCCAGCCAGGCGCCCGAAGACGGCGAGCTCGCCGACGTCCTCGACGGCCTCGAGAACCCCGACAGCATCACCCTCACTGAGATCAGCGCCAAGGCGACAGGCGAGACGTCCGAATGGCTGCTCGATCGACGGCACCGCCGGTCAATGCCGCATCGGATGGAACGCTGCGGCTACGTCCCGCTGCGCAACCCAGACGCCAGGGACGGGCTGTGGAAGCTGCAGAAGCGGCGACAGGTCGTCTACATCAGAGCGAGCCTCGACGCGGTCCGACGCGAGGACCTGCTGAAGCGGCTGATAGACGGCACGAAGCACTAGAGGGTTGCGCTGCTGGTCAGTCAGTCAGTGAAGTCAGTGGTTTTTCTATATGTTACTCCTCCCACTTTTCGCCTATCAAACTATAAAGCCCTACTATGTTACCTTTATAGTTTAATGGGCATTCTGGGGGAGTAACATGTAGAAAAACCACTGACTTCACTGATCGACTGACCGGGTCGTCCCGGAATTTACCCGCGTTCAAGGCGGACGCGTCTGGCAGTTAGACGGGATGTCGAGTTGCTGTAGTGAAACAGTGAAAAGCGGGAAAAGCAGTGATTTTCCTTCTTTGCTGATGCAAGTGATTCAAAGATATATGTGTGTGTATAGGTAGGAAGAGCACAAAGGAAAAAACGCTGTTTTAGTGTGTTCACTGCATTGCGCCGTCCTGGAATTTAACCGCGTTCAAAGCGAGCGTTTGAAGCAGGTCAAAGTGCTCCATGCGTGCCCCGGCGGCGTCGGTCGCCCAATATCGCCATTCAAGGCCGGTTAGCCGCCGCTGTTGAACTGAAGTATGAGACCCGCATGTCCTCCACCACCACGGCCACCGCGACCGCCAGCGCCACCGCCGCTGCTGTGCGTATTTGATGATCCAATGTGATCTGCCTCACGCGGGCGCCTGCGAAAGGCGAGTAGTCATTCTGATGCTCCTCCCCACCTTGTCCCGGCCGGCAGCCGCAGGCGCCGCCGGGGCACCTTTCGACAGCCCCCTCGACCGCCTGTGGCAGCTGCGCGCTCGCGTCGCTCCGCGATGCTCGCGGACGATGCCTGACCGGACGATGTCTGACTTTCCGTATTTCGATGGACGGCGCGCCCCCACGCAGCACGACTTTCTTCAATGCCTTCAATGCCAGTGCTGCAGCGACTTTCCGTAAACTAACCAGAAAACGGAAAGTTGGTGCGGGGGATGCGATGCCTCGTCGCCTGCGTGGATGCCTCGCCGGCTGGCGTGCCGAGCCCGCTGGTGCGTTGTCGGCGGCAGCCTCGTCCTTGTGGCCGGCGGCCCCTCCGGCCCTCCGGTGCAGCGTCCACGAAGGCGGGTGGGGGGCCAAAAAAGCCGATCGAACCCCGCGATGGTACTCTGGTTCTGTGTGCCGGCTCTTCAGATTTTGGAAAACGTCAGGAATTTTGGACTCGCTGGAAACCTCCCAGCATCGCGCCGCTTCGCTCAGATGCTCTGAGATTTCAAGGATCGTGGGCATCGAACGCCCAGGTTCCCAAACTTTGATTTGGGGTGCCGGTCGAGTCCACGCCGATCACGTCTCCGCTCGAGTTGTTTCCGCCGCTGTGAGCGAGTTCTTGCAGCGCCAGGAGCACCGCGCGCTGCGCATAATCGACCCGCGCCCTCCTGCTGAGCTGGGTTGGCGGCGAGTCGATGTTGATGATCATCAATGATGACGTCGCCATGCTGCCTCCTCTGACGCGGTGCTCGCCATTATAAATCATCTGGAAGTCGCTACGGCCAAAGCTTCCTCAAGTTCCCGTATTCGGCTGTGCGCCGTCTCGAGCTCCTGTTCGAGCATCTCGATGCGGTTCTCCAGGTGCTCGATCTTACGGTTGAAGGAGGCGCTCAGCTCGGTGGCCAGTGCGGTGGTCAATTTTTGGATCTCGTCTTTGTCGATGATGATCTTCGGCGTGTCTGGCATGGTGCGCTCCAGTGCGTTGCGCGTCTCTTGTTGCCTCCGGCAACCTCGCGCAGTCGCGAGGAGGCGTCGATGGATAACAAGCTTCGTTCGGTAACGATCCGAGTCGAGCCAGAGGTCTGGGCTCGGGTGGAGGCGCTGGCCCGCGAGGATCGGCGCGCCCCGGGGCAGCTGGTGCGGCTGATGATTGAGGACGCCGTCGAGGCATCCCGCCGCACCGATGCAGGAGTCGCACATGCCGCCTGATCCCGCCGTATCGCCGGCCCCCGTGTCTCCGTCACCGCCGCCCGCTCCTGTGACGGCGCGCATGCTCGATCCGCGCCCCGGCGCGCCGGTTGTCAGTAATCCGCCGACCTCCGACGTGCAGCAGCGCTGGCGTGCCGATCGCGACGCCATCGCGGCCCAGGACCCGTGGCAGCACTCACCCGAAAAGACCGTCATGGTGAAGATGCCGGACGGCACCGTCGTCGCCCGCCCCAGGACTGGCGCCGACGGCGCGCCGGATCAGTCTGCGCCCGGCGAGCCGCCCCGCCCCGGCACGCAGCTCAGCCTGCAGCGCACCGACGACGGACGGATTGTCCTCGCCGAAGGAATGGAGCCGCTCACCGAGCAGGCGCTGAAGGATCTGGTCGCTTTCAAATCCGCTGAAGATTCACGCCGTCTGACCGCGCCGCAAACGGCCGCAGATTTCAAGCTTGAATTGCCGGCCGATTTGAAGATGCCGCCGGGTGTCCAGTTTCAGCTCGACCCAAACAATCCTCTGGTCGAGCCTGCGCGCCAGTTTGCTCTGCGTCACGGGCTCAACCAATCCCAGTTCTCCGAGATGGCTGGGCTTTGGGCGAGCGCTGCCGCGTCTGAGGCCGTCGCATTCAATTCCGCCAAGGCGGCTGAAGTTGCCAAGCTCGGCGATGCCGCCAATGCCCGCGTCGACGCCGTGACGGGCTGGTTGAAAGCGATGGGTGGAAATCACTTTGGCGCTTTGGCCAGGGTGCTCCAGCTCGCCCCCGTCGCTGAGACCGTGGTCGGATTGGAACATTTAATGCACCGGTACACGACTCAGGGTGGCGCCAGTTTCTCCGGTGCGCACAGAGAGCCGAGTTTGCCGGGCCGCGTATCCCAAGAAACCTACGATTCCTACAGTTATAGCCAAAAGTTGGATTATGCTTCGAAATTCCCTCAAGATCGACGGTAACAGATGGTCGGGCATTACGAGAGGCTGGAGGACTTCGATACATCCGGAGAGTTGGCCCTGCCGCGGCCTCCCGCTTCGGTGACAATGACAGTTTGGGATCTCGGCCCGAGGTTAAATTCTGTCGTGCCAAAACAGCCTGATCCTACGGCAACCCCGGCAGAGTGGCTGGAGTATGAGGAGGATGTGGCGCACCACGTCGCGTCAGTATTGAAATTTCGGCGCGAGAAAGCAGAATTCGACCAGAAGCACGAAGGCCCGGTGAAGATTGAGACCGATGCCGTTTCCGCACGTGAGATGATCGAGCGCGGCGGCGGTAGATACGTGTCCACGTTGCCGCTCGGCTTGATGCCGGGCGTTCGTATCGGTGGCGTGCAGTGAAAGCCTCGACGGAGGAGAAAATGGCAAAGCAAGTCGATCCGAAAGCAATCGCCGGTCAATTGATAGGCTGGGATCCATCCGGCGCGCTGATTACCTGGCTCCTTTTCGATACTGTTAGCGGAAACACTTTTAAAGTTCCGACGGTGGATGCGGTCGAGTGGATTACTCGCGGACGCGGGCAGTATCAGCGCGTTTCCCCATAGTATGGAGGATGTCATGCCTGAAGCTTACGGACAGAAAGAGGCCACGCGCATGAACAAGTCGCTCGCCGATGATCCGGACGATAGGAATTGGGACGTTCACATCAAGCGTGTGCAGCAGGACGCCGCATTGAAGGCGCCGCGCCGGACGGTGGCGCCGGATCTTTGCGGCCCCGCGCGACCGTTGCTCGACAAGGTTGGCCGGTGATGCTGCGGATGATGTCGATGACGGCGACCGAACTCATGCAGCGTCGAGCCGCGCTCGCCATTTTGGAGTCCGTGGCCGAGCGCGATGCAATCGAGCGCCGCCGCCATTGCGGCGAGGTCGCCAATTTTGACGGCTTCGAGCAGGTCCTCGAATCGCGGTTGCGGGAGGCGATCGAGTGATTGGAGAGGCGACTAACCATGATCAGCTCGTCGACCTGTTGCGCGCACGCAAGGAAGCGCTAGGGCTATCGAACGCGTTTCTAGACGATCTGATCATGCTGGCCGGAGGCCATACAGACAAACTTCTCGGGCCAGCCCGCAAGCGTGGCCTGTCGCCGTTCACCCTTGATGCGATGCTTTCGGCCTTGGCCCTCAAATTGATCGTGGCTCAAGATGACGAGCAGACTGCGCGCATGCGCCCGCGCTGGGATAGCCGCGATGCCCGGCAAGTGCGGTCGTCGGTTCGTACGGCGGTGGTGGCTCCTGCGCTCGTGCGAAGGGCGAAGTTCGCCGTCATGCGCGAGGCCGGTCGTTCCGGAGGCCAGGCGCGCTGGCGCGGGGTCTCGGCGAAGCGTCGCAGCGAGTTGATGACGATCGTTTCGTGGGCAAGGGCCAGTGTCCGCCGGCCCGTCGAAGCGCTTCGATCTAGCGATGGCGCCGCAGCCAAAACGAGCCCTGTCCCGTGAATCGCAAGCGTGACTTCGCCCGGATTGAAGCCAAGGAGCGTGCCGCCGAGCGCAAGGCCGTTCGCCGAGCTGAACGCAAGGCTCGCCAAGCTCAGCACAAAGTTGGCCCTCGCGATCGTCTCGTTCTACCGGTGACACATGACGCTCGCGAAAAATAAGCCGACCGCGATCGCGCCAAAGATAAAGCAGGCAATCCAGTTCCTCCTGACCCAGGAGCGATTCGACTTTACGGAAGCTGCTCGGGTCGCCGGCATCGCGCCGGAAAGATTGCGGGACGAAATGCTGCGCCCCCACACGCGAAAATATTTGCGCGAGCAAAGGCGCTCTCAGATCGAGGCAGTCTGCGCAAACAATCCGATCGTTCTCGCCGAGATCCGCGATCACGGAAAGAACGAGCAGGCCCGCGTCCAGGCGATCCGGACGAGTGAGGCCATGCGTCAGTCTGCTCTCGAAGAGGACGGCGTCGCCGGGGCGCAGAGGGCGAGCCCCGGCTTAGTGATTATCATCGGCCAGGGCCAGAACGGCGTGACGGTCGATCAGCCGCGAAGACTGGGCGCCGCGAAAACAATCACCGAGGCCGGCGCGATCGACCGCGAGATTTTAGACGCGGACGTCATCACGGACGACGGCGTGCCGTCATCGGCACCGCGGGTGCGGTGATTTTGTGAATTTGTGCACGCCGGGGCCGTGAGGTCTCGAAAACTACCTCATAGGAAAGCCGCTGGTGCGTTATTTCGGGGTGCCGGCTACGTCAGCACCCCCTTTTTTGTTGTCGGCTACTCGTTCTTGCGGCGGTTGCCAGAGCCGAAGCGGCCGTAGGGGCGGTAATCCGTTCCAGTTCTACCCCCGGCAACTTCTTTCTTTCTTTCTACGTTCTTCGTGGCGGTACACACTTTGCACCCCAACGGTCCCCGCTTGATCCAGGTGAGCCATTCCTGGCTCATGATCCGAAGCACGTTGGTGTCGTTCTTGCGCTTGGCGCCCTTCCGCTCGCGTTCCTCGCGGCAGAGGTGCCCCTGGCGGATAGCCTCGGCTTCGGCGTTCTGGACGGTCCGAATGCAGACGCCGGCCTCGGCCGCTATTCGCCCAACCGATAGGTCGCAGAAGCCATGGTGCTTCACCTCACGGGCGATAACGAAGAGGGCCGCCCGCTCGAATTCGGTGTACTTGCACCGCACCGCCGGTGGCATGTGGCCAGAGCCGCCCAGGGTGCGCGCTCGCTCACGGGAGGCTTCCTGATCCGGCATCCGTTGTGGCCTGCGGCGGGGCCAGCCAAGAGCCAGCTTCGACTTTACGGTGCCTATTGGCTTTGGGCCCGGCGGAGGACGCCCCTCCCCTAGCTCGGTCCTACGCGCCCTGGTGGCCTCGTCGATGGCCTCCATATCGTTCTCAGTGAGCCGGCCATTGGTGTGGTGCCCCCACGCCTCTTTGACGACCTCGTCGATCTCGGCCGGGTGCCCGGCGAGTGCGATCTGGTCGGCGATGTCGTCGGCTAGCAGGCTCGTGCTGGCAAAAGCTATCCCGTTACCGGGAACGTCGTTCCGGTACATTCGACCTCCTAATTGCCGGAAGGCCGACCGGTGAATCCTGGGCAAAGCGGGAGCACGTCCTAAAATAGGACTTGCATCGATTCAGATTTTCGGGGAAATTCAGTGCTGCCAAGCGACTGAATATTCCCCGGCTTTGCCCGGGACACCCGGCCCGCCTTTTAGGCGGGTTTTGTGTTTTTACGTCTGGCGATTCCCCTTCATCGCGAGTTTACCATTAGAGTCGCAATTCGCGGTTTTTGGCAAGTGCCGTTTCCGGTGCGCGTTCAATAGGTTGGCCACTAACAATTTGTAGCGAGTGCTCGAAGACAAATTGTTATTGAGCCTTGCACCGCAAGGACTTCCTTCACTCACGTAGTTACGTTTTCCACAGGATGTCCACAGATTGTGTCGCTCGCCGGCTTGACAAAAATATTCACAGCAATCGTTAGCACCTCATTAACCCGTACCTTTCATGCTCGTGCACGGGATGTTCGGCATGGGCGATTCGACGACACAGTGGATGACCTACGCCGAGGCCGGCGAACGGCTGGGCGTATCTGCCGAGGCCGTACGGCACCGAGTCATCCGTGGGCATTGGCGACGGCAGGTCGGCAATGACGGCCTCGCCCGCATAATCCTCCCCGATGACCTGCCTGCGCCCGTTGAGCGGCCGCTCAACG